TTATTGTCCAAGAACAGGCAATGTATAGTCTTAAACTGGGAGTAGCTGGAACACCTGACTGTATTGGTGATTATGATGGGGAACTTTCTGTCATCGACTTTAAAACATCAAAACAACCAAAACCTCTTAAGTGGGTTGAAGGATACTTTGTCCAAGCTTCTGCTTATGCTTGTATGCTATACGAGCTAACCGGTATTAAAGCTAAAAAGCTAGTTATTATTATGGCGTGTGAGGACGGTGAGCTTAAAGTCTATGAAGAACGAGATGTATTCAAGTGGGTTAAGAAATTAGACCTTTACATTTCAAAATTTGTACACGATAAACTAGAGTCCTTATGACCACCAAAAATGCAGAGCTACAGAAGGTTTTGGACGAAAAGTTTCTAACACCAATCAAATTCTCATATCTAATTGAAAATATCGTTCTCCGAGAGAGCATAAACTACATTGATGCTATCGTTCTCTTTTGCGAAAAGGAGAATATTGAGGTAGAATCTGTGTCTAAGCTTATGACCAAGCCCCTAAAGGAAAAGTTGAAGGTTGATGCAACTCGCCTCAACTATATGAAGAACATAAGCATTAGCAAAGCTAAACTACCACTGTAACCAACTGAATGAATAGCAGGCTCCGAAGAGGAATTATGTCTCCATATGACGTATACACAACATACCTCGCATTGAAGAAGCACTTCACCGACGAAAAGTATGATTTTTTCAAATACAACGGCAAGACTAGATCATCGGTGTCTGCATTCAACAAAAGAAGAGACAAGTATTTCTTTGAGAGAATGTCTCGCAAACTATCAGACGATGAAATCAAAATGTACTTCATCGCAAATTTTGTAGCGACAGATAATCCATCTGCCGTGTGGGTAGGTGAGATTATGCAGAGTGGAGAAAGAAAATATAGTGAACTTAGTAAAAAGTATCAAAGTTTAACATATACCTTCACTGAAGAGTGTAGAGATCTATTTGAAGAGACTGGACTAAATGAAGCATTTGATTGCTCGAAGGGTCATCCAGTTGTAGTTAAGAAGTACTTAGCGGGAGATTTATCCGCAGAGACTATTACTATTTTAGACAAAATATTTAAATTTTCTGCTAAAATAGATAAGAAGATATCTGATCCAGTTTGGGAAACGGTTAGTATGAAAATTAGAAAGTACAAGCCATTCCTAAATACAGATGTATTGAAATGTAAACAAATTTTAAGGGGAATTATCGATGTCTGAAAGTTTTTTCGATTCCCCAGTTGTACTCCAAGCTTTGGATGAGATTGTTGATTTGCAAAATCAAGTCCTTGTATTTTCAACATTGGGCGAATTTGCTTCACTTGAAATGCAAAAAGAAAACCTTGAGATATTAAAATCTCTGCATTCAAAGCAAAAAAATATGTGCTTTAGATGTAGCATATCTGGAGATGAGACTGCACAGATTTTAATGTGGGAAGTACTTAAGCATTTTGAGAGTTTTGGGCACGCCATCGATGAAGAAAACCCACTATCAGTATTTGATGATGTTGAAGAAACTCTAAACCAAATTGAATATGAAATAGCGTTCTGTGAAAAGCACGGACACTATCCAGATGAGGAAGAAGGTGGTGAGACACCGCCAACTATGTTCTAATCAACAAACTGTCCACTGAGCTTGGCATCTCACCGACTTTGACCTATAATAAGTAGGTCGCAAACAAAGCGACAAGTTCCGCCGTTTATCCAACAAATCCAAACATCCATGTCATTTAAAGATCTTAAAAAGCAGTCATCTCTCGGAGCTCTTACTCAGAAGCTCGTTAAGGAAGTAGAGAAGATGAATACTGCAGGCTCAAGCGGTGATGATCGCTACTGGAAGCTAGAATGCGATAAAGCCCAAAACGGTTACGCAGTTATCCGTTTCCTCCCCGCACCAGACGGCGAAGATATGCCTTTCGTCAAGATGTACTCCCACGCATTCCAAGGTAAAGGCGGTTGGTACATTGAGAACAGCTTGACTACACTAGGTCAGAAAGACCCCTTGTCTGAGTTCAACTCTGAGCTTTGGAACAACGGTACTGACGCCGGTAAAGAGCAAGCACGTAAGCAAAAGCGTAAGTTGAGCTATATTGCTAACATTATGGTGGTTAAGGACCCCGCTAACCCCCAAAACGAAGGTGGAGTATTCCTCTACAAGTTTGGTAAGAAAATCTTTGATAAGCTTATGTCTGCTATGCAGCCTGAGTTTGAAGATGAAGAAGCAATCAACCCATTTGACTTCTGGGAAGGCGCTAGCTTCAAGCTCAAGGCTAAGAACGTTGCTGGTTACCGCAACTATGACTCCTCCGAGTTTGCTAAGGTAGAGCCCCTTCTAGGCGGCGATGACGACGCACTTGAAGCACTCTGGAACAAAGAGCATTCACTAGCTGAGCTAGTTGGTGCAGACCAGTTCAAGAGCTATGAGGTTCTCAAGAAGCGCCTTGATCAAGTCCTTGGTTTAGGTACTCCTAGCAGCCGCCCAGCAGCTCAGGAAGACTCTGGTGATGAGGACATTGAAGCACAACTCCGCTCTGCTCGCCCTGCATTCCGCAAGGAAGAATCAGCATACAGTGAGCCCGAGTTGCCTGCAACATCAATGTCTTCCGCCGCATCATCCGACGAAGACGATGCACTCAGCTACTTCCAAGCACTAGCTGACGACTGATAAAGTGTCCACTAAGCCCCCCAGAGGGGGCTTTTTTATTGTATATTAATAATATGAGAAAACTACTTACCACATTAGCTGCCCTTACGATGGTAGCAGCACCAGCCCACGCACTTGCCCCTAAGGATTTAAATCCCCAACTATGCAGGGAAAACTATATTAAATTAGTATCTACCTACCCAATTATGGCTGAAGTTTATAATAGTGGTGGCGTTAATTTGATTGATAGTGAAGAATACACGTTAGTGGGAACAACAACATCCACTGCTGTTGTTAATATTATGAAGTACTGTGATGACCACGATGCAGTTCTCCTCCAAGCAAGGAGGACACCAGAATATCGCACGAACTTTAGAGCAATGAGGCGATGGGAAGATGCTTATGTAATTCCCTATTTATAAACTAACTTTGATATAATTTCATTAGAGGTAGAGTTAATACAGATTGAACCTCATTAGGTTTAACCATATACAGAGGAGTAGTATTGTTACCGATACTGTAATTCCTCTGTTTTTTTATGTGTAAATTAATACCAGTCCACCCCCAGTCGTATACGCCTAGGATTTGAACTACGGGATACATATCAGTCAAAAAGTCGGGCTTTTCAGCAATGTACGTATATACATACACCTTCCCCGGTAGAGGCATATCCGATTTACTATCAGATAGAACAATAGCCAACTCTCCCATAATTTTTTCAGAGTCTTCTGTTCCTATTAACTTTGTTAATAGTGGTTTGATTCTGTTGGTTGACTTTTTCTTAGCCATTATGGAGATTGATTTCTGGTGTTTTCCGTTCTAATTGTGGTTGGTGTTAGGAATTGTGAGTTAATACCATAGGCAGCCAGATCCCTCATATCCTGGATATACTGATTAACATATTCTGCTCTGAGAACATAGATTGTTTTCTTAGCGTCATTTAGTTCAGTTTCATATTCAAAATTGGTAACACCTTCAACTGGATTTATCAGTGCTCCTGGTAGATCTGGGTTTGGTATAGTGTAATTTTCATCAACATTGATACCTGCCTTAAGAATCAACCTACCTTCCCGGTCTTTGACTTCAGTTGTTCTATATAACCGAATGTCGTCTTTACCGGTTCCATAAGTTTCTACTATATTATCGTATAGCTGTTGATTTGTTAGTGGTAAATCGTTTTGGAAATTTGTTATATTAGCTGTTGTTATGATAATCCAATCCAATCCAGGATCACCATATAGTTTCTCGGCAATCTGGTCTGGTCTTTCTTTTTCGCCAATCACATACTTGGTAAATACAGTAAAATTGCTTTGTAGATCATCACGGAGCTTCCCACGAAGAAAAATATTCTTCATTTGGAGGTAGCTCTGGCTGCTGTTTGAGTCAGTCAGAAAGTTTTGATACTGAATATCAGGTAGTTCTCTAAAATAAGTCATCAGAATCCAACTCCACCAGCATTTGAATCAAAGTCGTCATCATATACTGGAGTTAGTTCAGTAAACGATAGGCTCATAGACATTTTTACTGGGGTACTATCACTATACACTTTATACCCACCAGTACCTGATGTATAATCAACTTGCACAGATTTTAAAGCACATATTTTAAAATTATTTAGGAATGGGTGTTTTTCTCTACCTCTCCTAAACTGCAACCTAAAAACATTTGGGGAGCTAATAAATAGTCCTCCTCTCTTGGCTGCACTATCTTTTTTAAATGTCCTTATTATATTTTTTACCATTTGACCCTCATCTTCAGATCTTGGGGTGAAATCAAATTGATAGGTGAAACTTCTCAAATCAACAGATCTGAATAGTAGTTCAATATTTGGGTTCATTACCTTTCCAGTAGTTCTACCAATAATACTCTGGGCGTCTACGTTTCTTGCAATGTTTACAATTTGACCTGCTAAGTAAGACTTGACTGCATCGCTATTTCCAGATGATGCAAGTGAATCCATAACGGTTTTAAGTTCAGCTGGAATACCAGCAGCAACTGTACCTATTTTATCCGTCACACTACCTTCTTCTTCTAGATTGAAGGTGTTGATAGTATCTAATGTTTTTCTCCCCAAGAATGCATCAATGCTATTCAATCGATCTGATTCCCAATTAGCACTATTACCATCCGCTATATTAAGGGGCATTGGTAGGAAGATAGATGTATCAGCTACTGTATTTCTGTTACTATCATTACCGTTACCAACTCGAAAGGGTGCAGAATCATTACTACCAAGTCCAGGTGGTCTGTACTGCAGTGAATCTATCTGTAAGCAATCGTAATCATCCTCAAATGTCTGCAGGGGGTACTTAAGAATTTGCATTTGCCGAGAATGTCCTACACTGTATTTAGTTGATTAATCTAGTGATAGCTGTGAGTGGATTTTGGAAAGATTGTATTATATTATTGGTAAATGAATTAACATTCTCATCATAACTAGTTATAGCACCAGCAACATATCTATCATATGAAAATGAGCAAGTAATCCTGGTCAATTCGCTATTTGGACCATACTGCACTTGTGTTGAGTTTAGGCTTTTTGGGAACAGACCAATAAATGAGTATGTAAGTATTCTTTCTAGATTGTTTTCAAATTTTTGAATGGTTACAGACTGTGCTTTATATCCAGTTAATGGGCTGTTGGGGTAATTCATCCTGGTGGTATGATAAGGTGATGATGACCTATTAGTTCCACTCCTAGTAATACCACCATTGCAGTACTCCATCCAGTGCTCTAGGAATCTTAAAGATCTATAGTTATCATCACAATAAAATGATAGTTGTAGTGGGGTATATATTTTGGTGTGAGCAAAGTTTTCTGTGACTCCGTAATAGTTACCACTTTCAATTGTGGCTAAACTTGAGCCAGGTAGCTGTGCTTGATAGCACATTAATCCAGCATCAGAGGTAACAAAATTACTAGTAACGCCTCTTGAAGATAGGTATCCCTGCAAGCTAGAGGTTAATCCACCGAATCGTACTTCATAGTAGTTGGCTCTCGACAAATTTCCGATTAGGGGAGTTACATCAGCAACAGTTAGGGGTCTAGCCACTCTAAATACGAATAAAGTACTCTTACTATTTATGTCCTATAAAGGTATCTACAAACTAAAAAATCCAAAGAAATATATTGGAAATCCTAATATGGTTGTTTATAGATCATTATGGGAGCGCAAGTTTATGCGCCATCTTGATGGGACCCCGGCAGTAAAAAAATGGGCGTCGGAGGAGATTTCAATCCCATATTACAATCCAGTAAAAAAGAGGATGGCTAGGTACTTCCCAGACTTTTATATGGAATATGTCGATTCTTCTGGTAAGACTAGAAAGTCTTTAATAGAAGTGAAACCCCTCAAGGAAACTAAGCCACCTGTATTCAAAAAGAGGACTAAAAATGTTCTTATTGCTGAAGCAATGTACTCACAGAACCAAGCCAAATGGGCTGCGGCAGAAGAGTTTTGTCTGGATAATGGTTTAGAATTTAAGATTATGACTGAAGTTGAATTGGGCGTCTAAATAATACAAAGCTTCTTATTATTATGTCTCTGCCAAAGATTGCTAAAATTACTTATGAGGCTACTATTCCATCCAGTGGTAAGAAGATTAAGTATCGACCATTCTTAGTTAAGGAAGAAAAGGTACTTATCTTAGCACAAGAGTCTGGTAGCCAGTCTGAAGTTGTGCGTGCAATTAAAGATGTGCTTATTGCTTGTGTCCAAACTCGTGGGTTTGATGTTGAGAAACTAGCTACTTTTGATATTGAGTACCTCTTTTTGAATATTAGGGGAACTTCTGTTGGTGGTGATGTTGAAGTTATTGTTACTTGTCCCGATGATGGAGAAACAAAGGTACCAGTGACTATTTACTTGAGTGATATTGCAGTTGTGTTTGATGACGATCATACTGATACAATTAAGCTTGATGATACATACTCTATTAAGATGAGGTACCCATCAATTGACGAGCTTATGGAAGCAGATACTGATGCAGTAACTGTTGAGCAAAGTTTGAAGCTAATTTCCAATTGCATTTCTCAAATTTATACTGAAGATGAATCCTGGGCTTCCACTGATTCATCCCCAGGAGAAATGCAGGAGTGGGTTGAAGAGTTGCAACCAAATCAGTTCTCATTATTAGAAAACTTCTTCACTACTATGCCCAAATTATCCCATACATTTACAGTTAAAAACCCAAATACAAAAGTTGATAATGAAATTGTACTTGAGGGCTTAGGATCTTTTTTCGCATAAGTATGGCTCATGAAGACCTAGAGTCATACTATAAGACTAACTTTGCACTAATGCAACACCATAAGTATAGTCTAGCTGATATTGAGGGGATGATTCCATGGGAAAAGACCATTTACGTCACTCTCCTCAAAAATTGGATCGAAGAAGAGGAGCAAAGGTTATCTAATCAAAGTTAATGAACCTATTTAATGCCGCTAATACTGGAGTAGACCCACAAACCGGGTCTTATCTCTCCAAAAAACAAAGAGTATCGATGTTCCGACAAGCGATCGGACTTGGTGGTTCTATTGGTGATGGAATTTCATCTGCGGCTTCTGTCGTGGTGAAAAAATCTATGGGTGGAGTTATTGATAAACTCCAAATAGAAACACGAGAGGCAATTGGTGAGGTTGAACTTAAAACTGTAGAAAATAAGGATCGATATACGGCATTAAGAGGTCAAGTTGAGAATGTAGAAAATAAAATAGAAAATGATGGTGGTAAGGGGGGATCACTTGTAGTTCAGCCAACTTCCAATATTGTTGGTAGTGATCGAAACATATCTGATATACAGCAGAGAACTGCTAACTTCCAGCAAGCCATTGAGTTATTGACTAAGAAGGTTGTAGTCAATGTTGATAATATACAAAATATATATGATACACTTCATCAGAATAACGAATCTGAGATAACAGAAACTAAAAATGAAACTGATAGTTTAAAGCGGGAAGCTGAAGATGCATCTAGAAGTAGAAGAGAGAACTTAATTGAAGGTATTGGTTCTGGTATAGCATCGGTCCAAGTTACACTAGGAAAAGCTGCTAAAAATATTGGTGGGGGAATAAAATCACTTCTAGGTAAGATTGCGAAGGCACTACTACTATTTGGTGGCGCTTGGTTGGTTGATAATTATGAAGAGTTAGCCCAACGCTTTGGTTCTATACCCACAAGTCTTGAGGAACTAAAGC